CATTTTGGAACATTTTCATATGCAGTTTGTAATCTGCCTAAAAGTTCTCTTGCTGTAGATGCTTTGTTTGCAAGTATGCCAATATTTACACTATCATTAAAAAGCAGATAATGCAATAGGTAAGATATTACAGTTGTTGATTTACCTGTCTGACGAGGCATCTTACAGATATTAAATCTATTCTCGTGGAAATTGCTAATTAATTTTTCCTGAAACTTATATGGTTCAAAAGGCATCAAACCTTTATCTAGGGTGACAATTTTTACATAGGTATTAGCAAAGTACAGAGGATCTTCCTTGCATTTAAGGAATTCTGTTATTTGTTCTTTTGTAAATTCAACTGCTGTATTGGCTTTCTTAAGATTGGGATTGCCAAGATAAATGCTATTGTCAACCATAATAACTCCTACATCATTTCATATTTACCAAATTTTTTATCATGCTCTCTAGTCTTTATTGTCAAGTCTATCATTTTTTCTAAATTATCTACTTTCTTTTCTAATTGTTTTATTCTATCTTGCTCCTGTGTAGAGGAGTGTTTCTCCTGGTTCATGTTCGGAAACTTGGTAGTACCACAGACGAGAATTAGGATATACTTTCTGCAACTGATCCTGAACTTCTCTCCGTGAAGGTTTTTGTACTTGGGGGAAAAACATTTTTATGGAGTAGTTTCTTCCTCTCCAAGCTAAATTAACTAGAATCACTCTTCCTAATTTAGTTTGAATTCTAGTTTTGGACTCAGATATTTCTGATGAACACTCGACAGTAGTGGGATTGCGAAAATCTTTAAAATCAATCATTTATCTCAAATGTGAGTATTCCTAATTATATTTATCAATTTATGGCCGTAAAGACAACTTTAAACGTTGTTGAACTGTTTGATGCTGGATAACCTAACAATCTTAAATTTCCTGCATTTATATCTGTTGAGAATGTAGAGATGCCAACAGGTTCATTGATGGTTCCAAATTCTGACATGTAGGTGCTAGTTCCATCATGAACTACATTGATAGTTGTTGTATTATAATTCGTTCCTTGTACTGCTTGTATTTGATAATTTACTGATCTAAAATCATCCTTGGGTATAGACACTAAAAGTGATTCACTAGTGCTAGTAGTTGTAGAAATAGAAGACCTAACAGATCCTGCTGACATTTCTAAAGTTGATGGTAAACTAGTTCCTACAATGTATGGCATTTTAATTAGCAGTTTCTAAAAGACTGAGAATAATTTTGAGAGTGCTATTAGCACTTGAAACTATTTTAACAGAATCACTTGTTTCCAATACTAACTTACCACTCATAGGTACAAAAGCATCAGATACTGGAACATTAGCACCTTTTATTATTTCTGTTTCAGTGCTAGATCTAACATGTTTCATAGTAACAGTTGCTGGATCAGAACCATAATTTGCAACGTGTGCATATAAAACTATGGCAGTATATCCTGTTGGAGCAGTGTAGACTGTCTGTTCACTTGTGGTTAATTCAAGTGTTACTGTTTGAAATCTATTAAGTGCTAACTGCGCCATATTAACTTAATGCTAGAATAAATGGTGTCATTTCGGAGAATAAACTTTTGCTAAAAGCTCTTCCACTTATTGTACCAGAATTTTGATTTATTTGTAAGTCATCACCTATTCTAAAATTACCTGCTTGATCAGTGCTGGTATAGATGACCTTTCCACCTTCCGATGACACAACTTCATTTTCTTGAACAGCAACACCACCTCTTTTTGGAGTAGCACTTGCTATATTGTTTCCAGCTCCAACATACTCGAAGGTATGTGAACTGGCTATGATCTTACTTTGTTGGAAGAAAAATACGGTGGATCCAACCCCAACACTATTAAGTAAATTGGAATCAAGTGTTAATGTTGATATTCCAGATACTATTGGGGTTGAACTATTTATTGTGTAATAAATGGGGGATATCTTTGCAGTTGCAGTTGCTGTATTAACTCCAACATTTGGAGATGAAATTGTTACGTTTGGAATCGAATCATATTGATTTCCACTACTAATGATTGTTATGGTAGCAACGGATTCACCATCCAAAGTTGCGAATGCAGTAGCATTTTCACCGTTCGGTCCTGTTGGTGAATCAATGGTAACACTTGGAGTTGAAGTGTATCCAGTTCCACCAGAACCTACGGATATTGATAAAACTGAATTGTATAATCTATCAAAGTATGCAACTTGACCATCATAAGGTCTATCTACATCTACCTTTGCAGTTCCACCAGATACGTATGTATGAACCACTGTTGATATTCCAGCATTGATTACAAATTTTCTTACTGATAGAATCTCATCAACCTCAAAAACAAAAGGTGCTTTATGTGGATATATTTTTTGACCAAACGGACATGTCAATCCAATACCTGCTAGGGTAACTCCCATACCAACTTCAAAATTATGATTAGCAGTAACAGTTACAGTGGCAATTCCAGTAGTATTTGTATAATCAAAATTAGATATATTTAAAGTTGGAGTAGATAAATCTAAAGTAACATTATCTTGAGATATAGCAGCAGTTTGACTAACTGATCCTGTGAACTGTAATGGACTGGTTCCACGAGCAACTAGACCTTTTGTACCAAAACTACAGTTGCTATTAGCAATGTCTGCCTGTCCCCCTTTATCACAAGTTACTGCTTCATCACAACAAATAGTAAACAGTGAAACTAATTGTGCGAATCCACCATTAGTTACAGCAACACCAACACCACCTTGATTGTATTGAGTGAACGCATCAACGTTCATTGTTTTTAAAAGTCTTGCTTGTTTTCCATCTATCCTAATACCAGTTCCTGTAGTGGTATCACTTGTACAATTTTGAATATATGGACCTTTCCATTTACCACCACCTACGTTTTCTGCAATTTCGGTAGTAGGGAATCCCACTGCTGCAGCAGGTGCTAAATGACCACTAAATGTCATGTTAGAAAGTTTGCATCCTTTTCTAACATGGAACAAATCTTTATCTGTTGTATTGGGTAAAACTTTTACTGTTCTTAAATCATCACCCACAACAGCAACAAAAGCAGGAACTTCTATTGGATTTTGCTCAACATAATTACCAGACATCACTTTGATTGTTGCTCCTGAGTTGGCAATCCCAACTGCTGCTGCGATTGTCAATTTGGCATTATCAATAGATGTTCCATTATTATCATCATTACCATCCTTGGCAACATAGAAAACATTTGGTGCTGAGTTTATACCTGTTGCGGTAGAATTGATAGTAACGTTATCACCAATGTTAACTGTGGCATTTGTGATCGTAACTATACCAACACTGATCTCTTCATTATCACCATCAATGGTAATAGAAGACTCACCAACGGTAAGAATACCAGTAATACGTGTGTTACCCTTGACTAGAAGTGTAGTTCCTGAAGAACCAACATTTGCACTACCAATAGTAGTGACTCCAAGTAAAGTTGAATTCCCAAGGATATTTAAATCCTTCCTACCAGTGATAATACCAATAGAATCAAGATTGGTAATATCCTGTTTAGTTATTGTTCCTGCTACAGATAGATTACCTGTTATCTCTGCGTCACCTTGAACAAATAATTTCTTGTTTGCTACTGCTTCAGCACCAACACCAACGTTCTTAACAGTATGGATTCCTACATCATCTACTGCCCATGTCCCACCAATACCAGCACCACCACCACCTGCTCCACTACTAGTTCCAATAAATTTACCACTACCTCCATCATAAGCAATCAGGAATCCATCTTGCTTTACAGAATCTCTATTAACATCATCTAAAAATTCAAGTCTGGTTTCACCTCCACCACCTTGAGCACTAATTAGATTCTTAAGATATTCTAATTCATTTCTTATCTTTTTGATATCAGGATCATCTACGTTCTCTCTTACTTCTTGTTTAGTTCTAAGTGATCCTAAAACTTCAAGTGCCTGATCAACAGCATCTTTTTCTTCTTTTATCTCCTCATATGGGATATTATTTTCTGTTGGTTTTAAAGGTTCTGGATGAACTAAATCTATGATTTCATGAGTTACATTTCCATTTGCATCTTGAAGTTCTAGAGATGGTGGTTTTAACCAATCTTCTAGTGCTGCTATCTGTCTCTTTTCTTTTTCCTTTTTATACTTTTCCTTTGCCTCTTCTTCTATTTTCTTTTTCTTCTCATCTTCTATTTTCTTCCTCTCCTCTTCCTCTAACCTTTTCTTTTCTTGTGCTATTTTCTTTTTCTTAACTTCCCTGTCAAGTTTTTGTTCCTTCTTTAAATTAGATACTTCGGTAAAAAAAGATACCGATTCTAATGGATTGTTACCAATAACAGATTTTAATTTCTTCTCTTCTAGTTTTTTCTTTTCTTCCTCTTCTTTCTTTGATTTTATAAAATCCTTTTTTACTTTGGATACTTCTTCAAACACAGATCCAAGAGGATTATCTCCGACAAGAGATTTAAACTCGTCCTCTTTTTCCTTCTTTGCTTTACCTATGGATGAAAAAAACTCGTTTAGATCTTCTGTCATTTCTCCCCATTATTTTTTAAAAGTTTAGCAAGTTCAGCTGTGGATCCTACAAATAATGCATTAGTAACATTAGTTGGTTTTTTAGAGGATTCCTCCTCAACATCCTTTAATTTCTTTTGAAGATCCATTAATTTATCTGTGGCATCAGAAACATTTTTTATTAATTGTCCTGCCACCTCATATGCTCTAGGCATTTCACTTTCTTGAGCAAGTTCAAGAATACCATCAATTGCTTCTTGACCTTTTTCTATTATACTATAAAGATTACCTCTTGTGTAGTTGTAATCTTTTTCAATATCAGTTTTTTGTATTTTTGTAGATTCAACTTTTTTTGGTTCTGAAACTTCTATCTCTGTTGGAGTTGCTTCAACCTCAACCTCAACATTAAAAGTATCATTAAGATCATCGAATTTGTTTTTCATAATTATCTACCACTAAATCCAAAGTCATCACCGAATTCGATATTATCATTATCGGCATCTGTTATATTCTTAACAGGTGTTCCTAAGACGTGAGCAGCAGCAGTAGACCCATCTTCACCTCTTCTGACTGAAAGATCATTACCAGTTTTAGAAACTACGAACATCTCTTCACTATCAATGTAGATATAAGAACTAGCAGTTATATTTGAAGAATCTGCTACAGTAATTATTGTTTCTGTCGTATCTACGTCTTCACCAAGTGTTGTTACTGGAATGTCATTATATGCCTTAGTTGCTCTAGGAGTAACACTGTATGTCATTTCTCTAGATGGTGTAGGTGTTTTTCCACCAGCAACGTAACCAACAGTAACCTTTTTGATAATATCTTTTGCAGTATTTGTTTGAACAGGACCAAAGAAGTATGTCTTTGCAGTAAATCTCATTGTATAAATGAGTGCTCTTCTTGTAGAGAAATCACCCTCATAATCATCACTAGCTGATATTGATGTTAGAACAATTGGAATATCTCTTTTCTCTCCTATGGTGTCAACTAAGTCAACAGTCATTGTATATGCTGGTTGAAAATATGGAAGTATCTGTTCTACAACCTGAAGCATATCATCATTCAACTTAGTAAAGACACTAAGTTCAAAATCCAAATTATAAGGAACTGGTAAATATGTCTTTGCTATCTTCTTTTTATCTGCTGCAACTGGACTTAGAAATGTTTGAGTAGTTGTAGATTTTCTACTAGGATCATAATTTAACCCTGTCATCTCGAAAGACATTCGAGGCAAAGTTATCTGAACTGCCTTACTAAGATCTGGTTGTTGTTCTAGTCTAGCTAAAAATTTCTGAGTAGGACCATATGCCAGAGGAACTTTAAGTTGACTTACAGTTGCTCCAGAATCATTGTCATGTTGAATCTGTATATTATTAAACAACGAACCGAACCCAATAATGGTTCTTCGCATTATTTCGTGATAAAAATATTCAAACATTGAGAAAGCTCGGTATACTACCTGATAAAATATTTAGGGCATTCCGAATGGGTTACTTTGAGAAAAGTCAATTATAGAATCTGCTTCATTCTCTATTGCAAAATTTTCAGCAAATTCATCTTTAGCAAATTCTCCTGAAAGTCTTCTAAATTGATGAACTGCTCCAGACTCTCTTCCTGTTATCAATTCTCCATTTATGAATGATCCAGATGATATTGAAACTTCTAATATATTAGTTGTTTCATTCCAAGATTTAACTCTTGCAACAACACTACTGGATGACCCTACTACTTCTTCATTAAATATATAGTTTCCTGAATTGTTCATATGAGGAGAAGAAATGGTCACAGTTGGAGCAACTGTGTATCCAATACCAGCATCTGTTATTCCAATTTGTGTAACAATACCAACATTGTTTATGTATGCTATTGCAGTAGCAGTATTAACACCTGAATTATTATTACTAATAGTAACTGTTGGTATGGTGGAATAACCTGAACCCCCATCGGTAATACTTACTATACCTATAACACCGTCACCAATACCTGCTGTAGCAGCAGCACCAACTCCTCCACCACCGTGGAAAACAACCGCAGGTGCTACAGTATACCCAGAACCAGGATTTGCTAAATCAACTCTCTGAACCTTAGACGATTTTTCACCATCGCAATCAACAATTTGACTAATCATTGAACAGAATCCAACTGCAGTCACACCACCAGATGGTGCAGATGAAATAGCAACTCTAGGAAGACTGCTATAATCATGACCTCTATCTGAAATAAAGATAGATCTAACACCACCATTGAATACTCCTATTACAGATGCAGTTGCAGTGGAAGCAGAACCAACCAAACTTAGTGATTCTATATAACCAAATTCCTGAACATTATCATCAACCGTATCAATTCCAGTATCAATAACCTCATCCTCATAACGGAAGAGTTCACATTTTAATTCATAAACATAATTCTTCTGTAATTGGTAAAAAGGTTTTTCGTGTTCTACAAATTTAATTTCAAATAACCTATCTCCAAGAGGAAACCATATCAAATCTCCTTCCTTGGGTCTTGTTGCTAATTTTATATTTGGTATATTTTTTATAAGAGGTGTTACATAATTTTCAAATCTATCTTTTGATATAATCAAACTCAAGTCATGTAAACCTTGTACACCAAATTTTGATAGAAGAACACCCTGTCCTTCATATCCATCGTAACTGTCCACGTATGCCTCTAGAGGCAAAGCATTTTCAAACTTAGACTCTATGACCTCTTTTATAACAGTTTTGCTAGAAACATAAGTTCTAGGAATATAAAATATTTCAACTCCATACATACGAAGTTGTTCATTAATTAGATCCTGAACCAAGTTTTGCTCAGTTCTGGCTCCTTGTTGAAAATACGGATTAAGAACCATGAGTCTAACCTATCATGTCTAATGGTGGAAGTTCATATGTATTTGACATATTTTCTCTAATTTTCTCTAAGTCTTTTTCAGCATCTTCATAGATTTCTCTTCCATTTAGTTCAACACCACCAGGAAGTTTTACACCTTGGAACTTAATAAGATTTTGACCCCACTGTTTTTTAATTAAAGCAGTTGCATATGGTTTCAAGAATGAATCATTATACACTCTTGGATATGTTGATGGATCTAATAAACGGAAACAATCTATGATAATATAATCATCAACAGTAATAGAACCCCAATCAATATCCAAGTAGAGTCTATCTTGTCTTTTGTTAAATCTTATTTGTTTTTGGGTTGTTAATAGGAAATTTATATCTTCTAGATATGTTTTCGTCATTGCGTATGACAAAAGTTCTGTAGCACCCCAATAGTAAATATCATTCAAGAATAATTGATATTTAACACTAAACATATTGTTGGTTATAGTGTTTGTTCCATCAAAATGAAATATCTTTGTAACTCCTAATATTTCTGGTGGAACTGGAAGATAATTACTATTCTCTTCAAAACCAAACTGTGTAGTTAACCCAACAGTTTGATTTACAGTAGTTGTTACTATCCCAACAGCAGCATTATCTCCTCCTCTTGCTCTTCCTCTATCAATATCATCCTGAGTTATCTTATACTTCATAAATGACTGATAGACACCATCAAAGTGTCTTTCTTGAAAAAACTGAATAGCATCATCTATGATGTCTTCAATTTGCTCATCAGCAACATTTATTTCTAAGACAGGAGCACCAAGTCTTCTTTTACAGTAATCTATTAACTCCTGTCGTGTTGAAGGTTGCGACATTTATCTACAAGTAGTTCTATCTGTTGTATTTAGGGAGATGAAGATATACCTGCAATAACCAACACATTACCAGATACTATTCTGTATGTTGTTGATCCTGAACTTACCAAAACATCATATACATATCTTCCCTCTGGTAAACCTGTTGTATTTGTAGCACCTAATGATACATTAAAATCTCCTCCTGCAGCACTAGTAAATCCAACATTAAATGTTTTAATCGCATGTGCAGAAGATCCAATTGCAACACTCTTGGCAAGTTGAGATGATGCACTGTATCCTGTAAAATCAAAAGCAGATCCAGATGTAGTGACAACTGAAAAATCATTACTAAAAGTTGCTCCAGTATTAAGAGTAAGATTTACTCCAAAAGCAACTCCAGAGGTTGGATCAAAAGTAATGGTTTGTTTAGACATTTCTTAAATTTCTCAGTAGTTGTTTGATTTCATTTATGTCATCTTTTAATGAATTCAATTCATCTTCCATCGATTCCATTTTTTTGCGATTTTTGGATCTAGAATTTTTGAGAGCAACGTACTTATTGTATTCTGCTTGATCAACATTAACAATAGCAGTGCTCTCTTCTTCTCTTGCTAAATTAGCATGTCCTTTGACTGATAATTTTCCCATATTAGGCAAGTGCTATAACTCTCATGTCTTTCACTCTAGGTGGTTGAGCAGAGTTTGTAGAAGATCCTACAAGTTTTACACTAAAGTGTTTGAAACTTGGAAGATTGTCAATTGTAAATTCATAATCTTTGTAAACCACCTGACTGCTAGTATAAGCAATCTTATCAGTCTTAGGTAGAGATTTATCAGGTAGTCCATCATTCTTAGCAGGATCTATCACTTGACCAGAAGACAATAGGTTATTGAAACCAGGGAAAGGATTGTATATTAGATCCTCATCAAGATCATTTGATATGGCATAGAATGCTCTTATATCACTAGTTAGGTTTATATGTCCAGTAATGTATACTTTAATCGAAGTAGCAGGTAATTCTAGAGTAACTGGTTTTGATGCATATACAAAGGCATTTGGATCATTGATAACAGTTGATGTTCTAGAGTCTGTCGCATAATTTGTTATTGGATTATTTACACGGTTAGATGTAAATACTGCACCTATACGATCAAGATCAACAACTGGGGAAAGGTTCTGATTACTAGTTGCAAAATTCAAAGCAAGAGTAAATGATTTATTATTTGGTAAAGTGGTTAACAAATTAGTTTCATTAACACGAGAAGCAACTATTCTTGGAGAACTCATATAGTTATCTGAGTCTAAACTAATACCCTCAAATCCCATATCTCTATAGGAAATTTGATTTCCATCTATGGACTTACCACTAACAGTTCTTATCTGTGCAGTTAAGTTTGTTCCTGTTGGAGTTATATTTTCAATGATTGGTTTAACGATTTCAAATGGTATATTTTCTGTAGGAATTATGCCATTCAAACCTGTTGATTTGGTTTCAGTAAAGTGAAGTTTTGGTAAACCACTTGCTGTTCCATTATCAATCTTAATAGTATAGAAATCTAATCCTATTGGATTGGATACAGTAGCATCAGATAAGTTATGATTTTTGTTTATTCTCCTTAAAGATACTCCAGCCAATTCATATTTTTCAACAATATCACCAGAGAAGTGATTGACTATATTAGTTCCATCTACACCTCTAGTTGTTATTCCAGTGATGGTAGTTGCAGTTGTTCCACTGTAAGAAACTAACTCTCCACCGATTCTCAAGTATCCTAAAGTTGTGGTTCCAACACCAACTCCCTCAAAGGTTCCAAATTCAGAAGCATCATTTACAGTTATTGTTGCTGTTGATGATGACTCGTAATCAGAAGTCAAATTAGTGGTAGGAACATCAGATGCAACACCTTCAATACCAACTATGTTTTGTGTGGAATGCATTCCATGATTTCTATGATTTACTTTTGCGTGTAAACCATCAGTAACTGTAGTTGTAGAAGTTATTAAAACATTTCCACCAGCACCATTAACATCTGCAGTAACTCCAGAATTATTTGTAAACTGAAGTGTCTTACCTACACCAGTAACAAATTCACCTTGAACATTATCAATTATAAGTTCATTTACTCCACGGAGATCTCCTATGGACAATCTCATATTTGTCCCTAATGTATTACTTCCAATTTGAGTTGGAGTTACAACATCACCCACACTGTAACCTGTACCACCAACTGATATCGTAGCAGCAATTGCAACACCATTTTGAATACTAATATTAGCAGTTGCGTTTGATCCAGTTCCTGTTATGTTAGTCAAACTAACTCCAGTGAAAGTTTGATTGCCTGTGTACCCAATACCAGTATTTGTAAGGGTCATGGTTCCAAAAGCACTTCCAGCTGATCCCACAAAGTTACCAGTTCCTGTGCCTCCTAATTGACTTATACTATTACCTAAAGTTATAGTAGATGTTACAGTTGTTCCTAATCCAACTCTAACTTTATTAGATGTAATTTCTAATGCATTTGAATCTATAGGTAAGAATTGCTCTACACCTTGACTTAAATTTGGATTATTTAAATTAGCTGTTCCTGTTGGACTAGTGAATTTTGCTTTATAAAGTGTAAATTTCAAATCTTCATACTGACTTGGATTCCAAGTAGAACCATTTTGAGATTTGAATAGAGAACCTAATAGTGGTTGCTCTGAAATCATAATTTGATCACTATCTGGGAGATTTACAGTAGTGATATCAACATCACCCATTCTAGATATCCATGCAGTATAGTTATTACTTGCTGATAGAAGAACAACTGAATGATAAGTATCACCTGCCAAATAAACAGGAGATTCAAAACTTATTCTGGTAGCAATTGAAGCATCATCAGAAACATATATCTCTTCTGGTAATACGGTTACTTCTGAGAAAGGATAAACTTTTTCAGTTGGTAATCCTAATTGCATTGGACGCAATTGAACTGTAACTGGGAGAGTATCGTCTTTACTTCCAAAGTAAACTTCAATGCTAGTTACGAATACACCTTCTGGTTGTGAAACAAAGAATGACTGAGCAAGTGGATCATCTCCAGCAGCACATGCCTTAGTTGTTTGTCCACCAGATATTGATGCTATTTCAGCATCTGTCAAATTAGAAATATTAGCAGCAGCCTCAATAATACCTATAGTTCCTGATGATACCAGAGCCATTTGAGTTGTAACAAAAGAATCTAAATTTGCTGCTTGACCTGTAGTTTTATCATAAGTTTTTCCAACAACAGCAGCTTTTAAGATATTCAAATTACTTGTAGCAGAAATTTCTTCACTACCCCAATCAGTGCTTCCAGTGTACTCACCCTCTTTACCTTGATCAGTAAATGTTACACCAGATGTGTCAGATGTTGAAATCAATGAAGCATCATATGCAATAGCAGCAAGAGTTTGACCTTGAAGACCCATTGCTGCAGATGCCTCAACACCAAGTGCTTTTACACTAGGATGTCCTTTGAAACTATCTGTTACGGATGAAACTGCAGCATCATAATCACCACCCTCTGCAGCAATTCTTTCAATTTCACTAGTCCAATATGCTAAACCTTGAGAATCAGGTTGAGAACCAAGATATTTTACATAAAGACTACCTGCTATATCTTCAGATCTATCTTCTTGTGTTTGTGTTCCTATTGCACCACCTATGCCTTTCGTAACGAGTTCTTGTTTTCCATCAACCACCTCTAACTCAGCAATATTAGGATTACTCAAATCATCATTATTATAGTATCCTAATTCTTCTGGAGTTATTGGACTGAAGACTGTAATACCAGTAGAAGAATCATTGTCAGTATCAATAACACCAGTTTCCACAAACTGTTTT